GACATCATTAGTGTCCCTGGTCGGGACGCCGGTCACTATAAGACCGTAGCTGACTAGTACCCTGAAAGGGGGCATAGTCTAGTGTTCGACACTAAAGCATCGGTTGAACGGCTGCGTGCGATTGGATTAACTTCCAGTCAGGCACACCAACTGGTGTCCTTGGTCCAGAAGTGGGCCCAGGCATCAGGTGAGCAATGGGCGGTTGATCGAGTGAAATCCATTAAGGATGATCTCCTCAGACATTTGTCTGGGTTAGCACCGCAAAAGGCACACTCATGGATCCATTACGGTAAGAAAGGGCCTAAGGGTCCTTTTGGTATCCTTTGGGATCTTTCCAAGCGTGACGCTCGGAAGGCTTGGAATGCCGTGATGGTGTACACTGGCTTTGTGTATTCCCACCCAGATCTTCTGGTGACTACCAAGCAGTGGAAGAAGGCGGTCGCTGCTATTAAGCGCGAACCCTTGCAGCCGAGTGCCCTTGTGGAGGGCATCTCGATGGTCCACAAGTCCCCGTTCTTCGTACCCGTACGGGTATTAGGAGAGACTGGTAATCCTTTAGTGGATTATCAACCCAGTCCCTCACGGAGAGCCCCTAAGGACTTTCGTACCGTGCCGGACGTTGAAGGAGTGATTGACTCCTTGCGCCCTCTCATCCGTCGTACCGTGTGGACGACCCAGAATTGGGACATCCTCTCGGGTACTGTGCGTGGCCTGGAGAATTCGATTGTCCCCGATCTTGAGTTAAACCTCGAGTTCGAGGAGAAGGCAGGTGGAGACCTGCCCAATGAGACACCAGAGATGGGTCTCATTGCGTTGATCCAGGAAGCGGGGTATAAACTCCGCTTTGCCGCTAATCCATATCGGGTTTACCAAATGGCTTTACAACCACTTGGGGCAGCACTGTTCAGTGCCTTGCGAAAGGTGCCGAACGATTTTACGTTCGACCAGAATGGCGGTGTTGAATTCATTCAACAGTGCCTAGCCAATGGGCTACCAGCTGTGAGCATGGATCTGTCTAATGCGACAGATAATGCTCCTTTGGATTGTCAGCTGGAACTCCTAGCCCGATTGGGAGTCAGCACCCGATGGCTCCAGTTCTTCCGTGACACCTGTCGTGGTGACTGGTATACGAAAGTAGCTCGGTCAGCAACGATAGACCTGTTGCGGTGGACGGTTGGTTCACCTCTGGGTCTGTACCCAACTTTCGCCAGTTTTGCACTCTGGCACCACTCTGTGGTTCAGCAATGCTTCGCTGAGGAAGAGTACTCACTCAAGGTAGACGCCAAGCTCCCCTACGCAATTGTTGGGGATGACGTCTGGATTGGTGATTGGGCAGTTGCACAACGTTATGAGCGTTGGATGCTAAGCCTAGGTGTTCCCATTTCCAAGGAGAAAACTCTTTGGAGTGAGAATACCGCCTCGTTCGTAGGTAGGGT